GCCGGTGCCGGATCGATATACAGCGCCTTCAAAAAATTATGGCTCTGACCGCCAGGGTTGGCCGTCATCACCAAGCGCGGCAAGAATTCTGCCTGTTTGGCCTGAAAGTTGCCCAGACGCATACGCGACTTGATGTAGCCAAGCTGATACGGCGTCATCTGACCCGCTTCATCGACCAGCGCTATATGTATCTCTGTTCCTTGAATACGGTCACAATCACTGTCGCGCTCCAGATACTGAAACTGGATCGTGCTGCCGTTATAAAACTCGTATCGTTTGCGCGTTTCATTGAAGGTGCCAAGTTCTGACGGCATTTCCTTCTTCAACGGCTGTATGTGGTTGCTATCAAGTTCAGGCAATGAACGCCTGAAGATAAACGCTTGCAAGCCGGGGTTCTCCAAGCAAAATCCAATGATGTCCCAGCGCCCAGAATGCGACTTGCCGCCGCCAGCAGCCCCGCCGAACAATATCTGCTTGGCACGACACTTATGCAGCAACGCCTGCTTTGGTTGCGGCGTGTAGTCCAGCTTGATTGTCTTCTGGGCCATTATCTGAACAAGCCCAAATCATCCCGCACTTGTGTAAGTCGAGACGGGTCTATGCCCAGGTTTTCAACTGCTGCGTCAGGTAGTGTTAGGAGTTCTCTTGCAACCGCTGCAAGTCGATCGGGAGCAAGTGATCCAGAACCAAGTCCTGCGCCCCCAAGATTTCCTGCGGGGTCACCAACGCTGCGTCCCCCTTGTGCCGCTTCAAGATTCGGCCCATCGCCTGTTCGAACAAAACTTTCTGCTCCGGCGAATACTCCAGTAGCTGGCTCCCCAGCGTAGAAGCGACCTTCTTTGACAAAGCGTTTAGTTGCGTCTGCTCGAAAGCCATCGTCACCAGTCCATTTCATAATGACAATCTTTGGCGGGCCAGCACTTTCGTTCCAGCCAGTAGATCGCCAGTAGTCCTCCAAGTCAGCCAATTCTGTCTGGCTGTAGAAAGACGGGTCAAAATCAATTCGGCCCACCTCTTCAAACCCAAAACTACCATAGAAATCTGGTAAAAATCCATCAGGAAATCGCTCTGAAGGCACTGCAAACGCATCCAATGCTGTCGCGCCCTCTTCAATAGCCTTCAAGACCGTCGCCTTGCCCACGCCTTTCGCGCCAACCTCATTATTTATCACGCTGACAAGCGCCACTTCATCGCCTGTAAGTTCAGGGCCACCCTCAACTTTCACAAACGTCGGGTTGTCGGTCAGCCCGTAAACGTCGTCGTAATTATAGGACTTTTCCAACCCAAAAAAGACCTCGCCATCGCCAAGCTGGTACACTTCAAAATTGCCACCACGTAGTTTTTTCTGGACCTCTGGCAACTCCATCATTGTCAGCGTTGACGACGCATCACTGCCTTTGAGCGCCTGAACAAACTCTGTTGGGCTTAATCCACCGGCATTTTTGGGCGTGCTAGACGATTTCCATGTGCCGGTCAGCAAATCAGCAGTTAATGCCGCTTGACGTGGGCTATCAATAGATTGCGTGGCTAAACTGCGAATATTGGCAATCTTTTCGGCTGTCAGCGTTTCAACCGGCAAGGCTAAGTCAAATGCACGCCGGACATTTTGTTTGCCTTCAGCCTCTGCCTGGGCAAAGAAATCGGGGAACATATTTCTTGCGCTAGTCACTGGTATTCGGGCAACCGGCTCACCCTTGATGCCGAAATCATAAGAATTATGTTCCAGCGACCCTTCTGTACCAAGCCGTACCAAGTCAGCGTCCTTGTCCAGCTTCACCAACATAATTGCATCACGGCTGTTTAACCCCAGAAGCGCTGGGTCGCCAGTTGCGCGGATAATCTTGTCAATGTTTGGCGCACCCAAGGCTTGGCCGCGTGAACTGCCAACCACGTCTGAAATCCGACTCCTAGCCTCAAAATTCAAAGATTTAATAAAGTCAGCAGCGTCAGGGCTTGCAAAGCCTGGCCAATCCTTCAATTTCTGCAACTGCGCTTGATCTGTGCCTGTCCTGACAAATGCATCAAGTTGCGCCAGATTTTCCGGTGATATCCGGCCATCACGCACATATGCCAGCGTATTACCCAGTATCGAATTGACGAAAGTCGCATTGGACCGATGCGAATCTGGGTTCATCGCAACGACAAGCCCGTAATCTGCATCTTTAGACAATTTTGCAGTGCCGCGACCCTTGCCTTGCACCGCCCACACAACCCCAGCATCCCTGCTGCCCTTCAGATTTGGAAATTCTGGGCCACCTTGTAGCAATTCAGGCGCATCCAACTTGCTGCTGTCTATGCCTTCAAATTTACCGCCTGCCGCTGTCAAATCAGCTACAATCGGGAAAATGTTTTTACCCTCTAAATCTATGTCGTCTGTGCCGTCAAATCGCAGCGTCGGCAAATCATCAACCAATGTATTGGCAGCATCAGCCGCCTGACCGGCCACCCTGGCTGCACGTGGTGCCTTCAATGCAGTACCAACAGCCGCTAATGGCGGGACAATCGCACCACCAGCCTGAAGCACATCACCAGCAACGCCCAGCGTCTGCAAGCCAGCATCTAAATAATTACCCTGGGCAACATTCTCGCCAAAGCTGGGCAAATACTCGCCCTGATTAAACGGATCAGGCGCATAACCAAACACATCTGTCACGCCAGCACCCGGCAAGAACAGCGATCCCATCGCAGCACCGCCATAGGCCACACGCCCCAGATCAGTAGCCTCATTGGCCAAGGACGCATCTACAGGGTCAGGTATCGCCCTGATCAAGCTGTCAGGCGTCGAGCGCCCACCAAAGCCAGCGCTGTCGCTGAACGGCGTTGCACGCGCATCTGTCATTAGCCGCTGCGCCATCATGCGCCGCGCGAAACTCTCTGCCATGCAACCTGAAACCCTGTGATTTTGTAGAAGCGGGCGTGTTTATATAACGCCTTCGTCGTCGCGCGACGGCTGGCCTGGGGGCATGCCACGGGGGCCGTCTGAATCCGAACCGGCTTGGTAGTCCGGTGGTCGTCAGCCCTGCAATGCACAGCCACGCTTGATTACAGCGCAGGCAGCACAGCCTTGTTATAGATTTGTTATAGTTTAGCCTGTCGGCGTGACGTCGATGACCTCTGTGTCACCGCCACGCTCAATGTTGATCTGCACCGCTACGCCGCCACCTCTTTGGCTGTCAGAGCCAAACTCAGCCCTCTGCGTGCGCTCTAGGTACCAGCTATCGGCACGCCAGTCCTTTTCACCGGCTTTTCCGATCCGGCGCACCCTGAGAGCGACAGCCGCGCTCTCTGCTGCGCGTACCTCCGCACCGAACCCGTCATCCTCATTAATCCACCGCAGCAGCGTGCTTTCACTCACGCCTGCGCCTTGCGCTGCATGCTTACGCGGCACGCCATCGCGCAGTAACTCTAATGCTGCACTGCGCTTGTCATTACGGTCCATTACCACTGCTGATGGTTGCGCTACTGCAACCGGTTGCGGTTGCGTTTCAGGTTGCGCGGTTGCACTTGGTTGCAGCGCTTGGTTGCGCTTGAACCGTTCACGCCTCACAGCCATCGTGCGTTCTTTGCCTTTGATCCAGCCCTCACGCTTACAGCGCTTCTGAATGGCCTGCCTTGTGACATCAAAGTCCTTGGCTACGCTTGTGAAGCCCTCGCCAGCTTCTATGCGTGCTTGTATGGCCTGCCAATCAACGAGTGCTGGCTGGTACTTACGCATAATGATCCCTGAATGTCTAAAAGTGGTTGCATTGACGCAACCATATGTTGCGCCAGCATATCGAAACGATACCAGATTTCGTGCCTTTGGCAACACCCTTCCTGATATTTTTTGATTTAGTATATCAACATTGTTGACATTAAATGTCAAATATGGCATATTAGATGTGTAAGGTAATTCAACAAATGGAGTGTCCAATGCCCACAAAAACCAAAATCCGCCCTATCGTCCGCGCCGCTTTTAAGTGTGACGCGCTGGTTTATCAGTTCACAGAAATTGATGTTGAAGACGGGCTGATCAAAGCCACTGGCCACGATAACATCGTTAGAGAGGTTAACGAACATTATGTCGATGGCGCGATCATACGCGAGGCCGAAAACCGGCTCGACATCTGCAATGACCCTTACAACCAGCTTGACCCTGACTACCAGCGCGAGGCGCGTCAGCTGCGCTCTTTCCTGAAGCGCTTTAAAAAGGCGGCGGCTTAACAGCCCCGCCTACACCTTATATCGATGCACTCTGGCCTTGTAGTGCAAGCGCACAAGCGCATCCATATATCTACGCTTCACGACCCTACCGTCTGTCCCTAAATGCAACAGCCTGGCAAGGCGTGTCCAGGGCGCACCTCTTGCCTTGAATGCAGCGCTGTGTGCGACGGCCCAGACCAGCTTGCGGTCATCTTCCGGCATCAGAATCGTTAGCTGCATGGCCCTGTCATAGTCTGTGATCTGTCTGCTTGTAGGCTTCAGTATTGTCTCGCCTTGCTGCGTCCAGCCATAGCCATGCCAGTCCAGCGGATAGTCTGGCCATGACGACAGCTTCTGTTTACGCATGGCTGGCGGCATGCGTCTGTCCGTTTCGGCTGCTGTTAAGAACAGGTCATGTAGTCCGTTAACGTCGTTCAAACGCCTTCTCCATCTGTTCAATGAACTGCCGCTGTTGGAACTGGTTCCATTTCCAGTAACGCTGTCGCGCTTCTTTGAACGCCTCTACAGACCACTCGTCCCTGCAACGGCGCCATACTTTGTCTTGTCGTGCGATCCATCGATCCACCCGGAATTTGTCCGCGACACACCTGTAGTTGAAATTAGTGCGTTTCACTGATTGGCTTATAAGTCGTTGTATCTGTTCAGCTTGTGGATTAGTGCTTGACGGATTTTCGGCCATTGTTAAAATCATCTCTTAGCGCAGGGCTATGCTGTTCAAGCATGGCCTTTTTTGTTTTCAACTTTTAATTCATGTATTCGATAGCCTTCTGGCATAGCGCCATGGCTTAGTTTAGTAACGTAGCTAGCTGTCGGGGACGGCTTTGCGCCGATTTTCAAACCACAGATTTTGCATTCCGATTCGCTGATCGCGACAGCGCACCGCACGCACTGGCCGAGCGCCTCACGCCTCGCAAACGTGCCATCACCCTGCATGATCATGCTGCTTGCCCCTCG